TTAACTCTTTAGAAGTCATTGCATTCACTCTAGAACCTAGTTCTACTCTTAGTATTGCTTCTGCTTGGTCAATTTCAATATTCATTGCCATATTGAGGGCATTGATTTCTAATTCTAAATCTTCTAGTTCATCGATGGCGTCCGCAACATTGTCAACTTCGTAATATGAGTTAATTCTAGACGGATGATATAGTGATAATAGTTTTTGTAAGTTTTGTTTTTCTTTTGGCACAAACAAAGCGCCGTTTTCAAACACAATATGTCCCATTGTAGATTCGCCTTTTTGGTCTTCTTTGAATGGTGAATTTTGATTCGTTGCGTATCTTAATTCTTTTTGTTCGCCTGTCGCTGCATCAAACCATAAAAATGGGTATCTAGCTGAATGTTTCGATTGAATTGTATGCGTTAATGGGGTATACCCGGTACTTAATATATACGTTCTATCTTTTATTTCCCAAGTTTCTTTTACTTGTGTTTTTTGTGTTGTTGACATAATATGATATAATTTTTATTTTTATTATTTTATTTTAGTAAATATTACCCCCGCTATTACAACGAGGGTAAATTTACATTAGTTAATTACTATACTGAAGTAAGCAATACAAAATTGTTTGCTCCTTGTACACATAAACATCTTTCAGATAAGAAGTGTACTTCCATCGCATCTGTGTCAGAAGTATAAGCGCCCCCGGCAGAACCTAAAACCCAAGTTTTCATTCTACGATCATCCGCTTGAGAAGCTCTATAACGAACATGTAAGAATGGACGACGAATATTAGTTCCTAATTGCTCATCATATACAGTAGAAGTTCCAGCAGGGATTAAAACCCCATCAATAGTAGCTCCGGTACCAGTAAGTCCTCCTCTTGTAGAAGCGTCATTTAGATATTTCCAGTCAGTTTTGTAGAAATCATAAGATCCTCTACGGAAACCTGTAAATCCTAAGTTAAGAGACATTTGCTCAGAGTTTTCAAATAACCCATAAGCTACACCTCCTTGATTTCCAGCAGAAAGTCCGGCCAACATATCATCGATTTCCAAAGAAGTAGCTCTGTTTAAGAAAAGCATATTCTCTTCAATAGCTCCTTGTGTATCTAAGTTTTTCAAGATATTATCAAATGTAGCTAATCCGTCCCCAGAGCCAGCAGCTCCATTACTAAATGCTGCAAGTGTATTACCTCTTTTCTTAACAGCAGCAAAAAGCCCTTCTGTTCCTTTTTTAGCACCGGCCGCAATAGCCGCTGTAGTACCCAATTCTCCTTCAACTACTGCCATTTCAAGGTAGTCTTCGAAACGCAATCTTGTTTCAGACTCAGCTTTAAGATACCAAAGATACCCACTAGCTCCAGCTTCTGTAGCTACTTCAACCCATCCAACTTGAGCCATATCAGATCCATTAACAGTATATTTGTTACGGATAATAATAGGTGAGTTGCTGAATTGAGTAAATGCTGGGTCAATACTAATATAAGAATCTGCTGTTAAAGTAGAACCTTTAGAATACTCAGAACCGTAAACGAATACTTTACAACCAGTTGTTCCTGTTGCAATACCATTAGTACCATTTGATCCAGTCACAATAGAAGCCGACAAATAAGGAGCAACTGTAATAGTAACCTCGTTTGCAACAACTGCGCCAACAGTGGTTATGATAGCTTTTACTTCACGTCCAGTAGCTGGATTAATGATAACTACTGTTTGGTTTTTTGATAAAACGTTTTCAACGGTAGCTGTAACTCCATTATCAGTAACAGAACCTACTAAGAATTTAAAAGTTGTAGCTGTAACCACTGTTACATTTTTGTAAGCAATGTGTAATCTATTTTGTTCAGACCAAATAACTTGGTCAGATTGCATAGGCATTTCAGCTCCTACCATACGTAAGAAACCTGATAATGTTCTATTACCATATCTTTCTACTTCTTGCTCATAGATTTCTGGTAAGTATTGTTTTGCGAATGTACCGCCACCAGTTGAAGAGTCGAATGTTAAATAATTTGCTCCGCTTGGCGTTTGAATTTGGCTTGGTACAAGAGTACCAAATGCCGGTGATGTAGCTACTGCTGCCATGATTTTTTAATTTAATGTTAAAATTTTCTTTGTTGTATTTTTAGTTTTGAAGAATCAACGCCGTTAATTGCTTTTACCCTTATCCCATTAACAAATATTTCGCCGGAACTAGTTTGTCTAGGTTCTGTTGAAATGTTATTAGACTTTGCGACAACTTCTCTTATAGCATCGGCTTTGCCTTGCTCGTAAAAGTGTTTTGCAATGGTATCAGCGTTCTCAGCTGCGTAGATAGCTTTGTGGTAACCTTTTAAATCTACAACATCACCATTATCATTTAAGAACTTCTTAATTAAATTAGTTATGTCTGATTGTTTTTCTGCTACAACATCTTTATTTCCAACTCCATATCTAAAATTTTTTTCTCCAACGTTGAAATCAAAACCTTTGAATTCTTGGTTAAATAAACTTTTAGTATCTTGCTTGAACTTTGAATGTTGCAACTCTACCATCTGTTGCTCCTCATTGTAGCGGTTAAAAAAGTCGTCTGCTTTTTGTTGGTCTTGTGTAACACCAGGTCTCAACTTGATTTCCTCGTAATATTTACTTTTAAGTCCGTCTAAAAAGATTCTTGCTTTTGCAACCTCTTCTTTAAAAGCGAGTTTCTTTTTACGGATGTCTCGCTCTTCGTCCAGCTCTTCATCATATTCAAAGTTGTCTTCCATAAGGAATTCAATCTCTTCGTTATCTAAATGCGGACGTGTTTTTTTATAATATTCTTTTAAGAGTACTTCGTTGTTTACATTTGAATAGTCAGCATTAAGTCTAACATAATCATTAATGTCTCCGCCGGTTTCCTCCATAAAAGAAACAAGTTTTTCTATATTCTCTGGTAATTGTTTCCCAGTATATTCAGCTTCACGCACGGCCTCTTTAGCTTCTTGCGTTAATGTAGCCGTTTCGCGAAGAATTTCTTCTTCAGTAATTTCATTTAATATTGTTACTTCTTCTTCTTGGCTGGCAATGATTTTATGCTCTTGGTTTCCTTGGCCCACTTCTTGCAGTCCCATTTCGGATCCTTGGCTACCCAACATGCTTTCATTTGTTGTTTGCTCTTGAACGGCATTTGCTTCTGTTGTTTCGTTATTTATAAATACTTTTGTTACGATTTGATCCACTGGTTTTGAAGACTCTGTATCAGCTATTGTAACTTTAGTTATTTCTTCAACTTTGTTTAATTTTCTTGGGGTGGTTTTTTTAATTTTAAAAGTTCCTTCCACTTTGGTTTCTTCTGACATGATATAATATTATAAGATTAATTAATAAAATTTATTTTGGGTCGAACTGGTCCATATCAAACCCATTCAGGTTATCAAATCCGGATGATTCAAAATCCTTAGGCATGGTCTTGTTCTGTCTTTGGTCTATTAATTCTGACTGTTGCGTAGCAGTAGTTTTTAACCGATTATCTTTACGATCTTCTATTGCGTTAATTTTATTACTCATTGCATCAGCATTAATTTGTGCTAATTTCATTTGGTAACCAAACTCTTCTGCCATTAATAATTTCTTAATAGAAGCCTCTTGTTCTAACTTCTGAATATCAAATTGCATCTTTGCTTGCAATATTTGTATTTCAGTTTGCGCTAAAGCTTGTTGCTTTTGCACTTCTGACATAGCCACTTTTTCTGCGGTTTCAGCTTGCGCTTGCGCCTGAGCTTGTATAGTCGCTTGTTGGTTTGCTTGGTCTCTTTCTGCTTTTTTCTTTCTTTTGTATTTTAAAGATTGATTAGCTAACTTTAGATTGTGAATCTCTCTTAACTCAATGGCGTCTTCAAGATCAATACTACCAGTCTGTAAAGACATTTGTATATTTTGCTCTAATTGCGCTTGCTCTTCTTCATCTGGTTCTAACTCTAAAAATATACCAAAATCGTGTATATCTAATTGCTGAAGTTCTTCCAGCGTTCTAACATTGGAAACAGAAATGCTTTGTATTAAAGCATTAGCGGTAAGCGGGAATTTCAATGAGTCTCCAATTCTTTTAGATATATTCTCACATATCCTAAGGGTTATATATAAACTTGCATCTAATATATGTCTAGTAGCAACATTTGAATTAGCGGCTGCCATTTTTTGTAACCCTACCAATGAATTAGAATCTGGCATAGATCCGTCTCTTGCTTCATTAAGACCGGTTACATCACGTATCATTTGTAAATAATATTGATATGTACTTATTAACGATGAAATTTTAGCATTACCTGACGATGTTTGTAATTCCTGAATAGGCACTTTGCCGTGGTTCATCCCACCGTCTTGAGCCATAGATCTACCAACAATACTACCGGTTTGGAAATACATATTTAATGCCTCTGCTGGATTGTAATTTGTTCCATTACCTAAATCAACTTCAGCAAGTCCGTCTACGTCAACAAAAACCCCATCCGGCACCATTTTAGATAGTACTTGTTGTATTTTTAAATGTGTCAATTGTATCATATCAGCAAACCCTGTAGCTCTGCTAACTAATGATTCAATTCTTCCTTTATACATACGAGGAGCGCATATTGCGTAATTCATTTCTACTCTAGTAGTATCGGCTGCTGGACGCGTCATGTTCTCAGCTAATTCCCATTTAAGCATTTTCTTATGCCCCAATATTTTTGCTCCTGAATAAAGAACTTCTATACTTCTAGATACTACATCAAAGTTGTCACTAGGGGGTGGACTAAATCCGTCTGTCTTTACTAGAGCCTTTTCTAATCCTTGTTCTGTTTGTTTTATTTTAAATACTTGATTTGAATATGTCTTATATTCAAAGTAGATAACTTGTATAGTGTTTGTATCGTAATCTTGGTTTGTATACGTTCTAGAATAATCATTAGTACCTGGATACTTTTCAATTTCTTTTACATCCTCGTCACTTAGATTAGGGAATTGTTTTTTTAATTCTTCTAAACTAATAGCTTTAACTTCGCCAACATAATAAATGTCCGAAAAATTAGGATCTTCCGTATACGAGTATACTAAATTAGCGGGGTCAACATAGTCTACCGTTACACCGTTAGATTTATTAAAGTTTGTTTTTGCCGCAGCAATACCTAGTACAGTTAGATCGTAGTTAAGTCGTTTAGCTAAATTTGGGAACCTGTTTTTACTAAGAACATAATTTATTACCTCTTCTTCAGCTATCTCAATTGCTTGCTTATAGTTTAATTGTAAGTGTATTTGTAAATGTTCATCATCTTCTGGAAGATTTGAACCATCGCCTGTTGCAAAAAGATTAGCTCCTAATTCTGCTTGAATTGACTCTAGTAATTCCCTGGCATCCATATCTCTCATTAAAGCCGCTGTATATTGCGTTTTCTGGGCCATTGACTGAGGGTCTTGTGCAAATGTTTTTATTTTAAATAGCCTGTTAGACATACCGTTAACAACAATATCTACAAACTTTGGTATAACAGGTATAGGTTTCCAATCTAAATTCAAATAAGACAGGTCTCCGTTAATAGATAACTCGTCTTTATATTTTTGGATATTTTGTTCACCTCTGGCATATAGCCTTAAGTTGTGAAAGTTTTGCCAGTTAGTACTCCATCTGCCATTACCAACGCTATTCCTATTGCCTTTAAACCATTCTCCTTCTATAGCCATGCCGACAGCATAACCATATTCTTCTGATTGTTTTTCTTCATCCGGTACTACCTGACTAGGGAAAGAGCTATTCGTGTTAGTATAAATCATCTATTATATTATTTGTGAACTATAACCTCGGTTATTATATTTTTTGAAACTTAATTCTACTTTTTCTTTCTTGTAAGGAGTAGAGGGGGAATACAGATGCTTATTGCATGCCATTATCGCGAACCCAGAGCTTATAGTTGCATCATGTTTTGTCCTATTGCTTATATTAAATCTAGACCAGTCATTTAATGTTTTTTGGAAATACATATTACCATACCCGCTTTCTTTATAGCCAACATAATCCTCTATATAAGTTTCAATAGCGGACGCGTGCGCTTGTATAATATCTTGGCCCGCTGAAGGTATACCTCCAATTTCTTTTTCTGTTGGTGATAAATTATTCCAAACTTTGTCGGGGCGGTTCATTGAAAATGGCCTATAACCTCTTCGTTTTAAATAGTATAATAATCTAGCTTTGTTATTCTCTGCTAATATTGGCATACCATAAAATACTAAAGCCATAAGAACTTCTTCAAAAAATATCTCAGAAGTTTGCGGCCTAGCAATATATTCTAAAAAGAAATGACTCGGTGGAATGTCTTCCATTGAGAACTTAGTTAACCCATGAAGCGAACCATTAGACCCTCTTACATCAACTGTACCGGATATATCATAACTATCACACCCAAACGCGCCTAAATGTTCATTGCCTGGATACTTAAGCCCATCCTTTATTATTACACGGTTTTGAAGATGTTTCGGTGGAACCCATGATATTAGGAACCTGCCGTTTTTGTTTGGGTAAAATACAACCTTTGAATCCTGAATACCATTCTCCCATTGGAAACTACCTTGTGTTATAACTTGTGAATTTCGTAGATCATCATTATAATCTATTTGCTCATATATTTTTGTAAGATTAAACAAAGATTGCTTTGTCTCATCTCTGAATGCATGTTGTTCTGTTCTTGGAAACTGACGATAATATTCGTTTAAACCGTCTTGATCTTGTTTTAAACCATCAACCTCATTTTGCCAGTGTTCAATAACACCGTACTCTACATAGTTACCATCTATACCTTTAATTGGTTTGTCTGGAGTATCGAATACAGGTATCCCATAAGCATCAATGAATCCTTCGTACGACCATTCCATAGGTATGAACAAACTATATAATCCTGAGCTAGTTTGTCCATTGCGGTTTCTTTTTGTAACGTCTGAATCATTATATAATCTTTTGAAGTTTTCGCCTCCTTTATCTAAAGCGTTTGAGGTTGAACCCATCATACACTTTCCAATAACTTTACTACCTAATCTAAGTGTTGTTTTAGTAACACGCCAGTTATTTAATATGTTATCAGGTCTTTCCCATTTACCGCTTTCATCGTGTACTAATAGTTTTAATTTTTCACCATCATAACTATTGTCACCAGTATTCTTCCAGTCAATTGTTGTATCTAATCCTTCAAGGTCTTCTAGCTTATCATTAGAATCTAATTTTCTTCTTGTTAATTTAGATGCAGGTATTCTATATGCTAATTCAGTTTTAGGTCTATCCATACCGTCCTGGATAGGTTTGAAAAAGAATGGATAATTAACCGATATAGGCACCACCTTATCTGTAAACATTTTTTTAGCATCCGCTCCAGACTTTGATAGTATACCAAACCTTGAGTCACTAGATATTGTTGCTTGATTAACGAGCTCTGCAGAAGACATAAATGAGAATCCAGAACGTCTGTTCTTTAAATAACACATTCCATAACATCTTGGATCTGCTTTACAAGCCTCCCAAAATATAAAGAATAATCTATTTGATTCTCTAAAATCTGCTGCTCCAACATCTATCTTGCTCCATTGCAAGTACATATAATGTGTACCTGTTATATACGTAGGTTTACCATTGCTATAATAAGTAAAACCCTCATCTCTTCTTTTAAATTCTTGATCTATATAATCATACCAATACTCTTTAAAACTGTCAGGATGTTTACTCCAATCGGCAACATTTTTAATCTTATCCAATTCTTTAGGATACTTAGTTTGTTCCCAATATTGTTCTTCTTTTGTTTCAGATCGTTTGTGTACATCTTCGGCAAAAGGCAATGCAATTCTAAGATTTTGTATTTCATATATTTCGCCAATCTTGCCGGTCTTACTAATAACAATTACGTCATAGTCTTTGTCATATCCGTATTTCCATTTATTTAACCTATTGTTCTTTTTAATAACTGTAGGCTTTATATAATCTGGTAATACTTTATATAAAGTTTGTTCGTACATTATCTAGACCTCCCTTCCGCAAAACCTTTAAATGGTTTAGCAATAGTTTCTTTAGAAGCTTCCTCAATCATTTTTGTTTCGTCTTCTATTCTAGCAAGAATTTCAAACGCATCGAATATTGCTAATTTTTTTGTTGCTGCTGCATTTTTTAATTTGTCTGCTGATAAATCATCATCGCCATTATTTAATATAGCTTCTTCCGCAACTTTAATTAGCTCCAATACCGCTTTGTGCCCAGCTTGGATTATATTCAACTTCGTCTCCTTTGTATCCATATTTAATTACAATATCATTAGATTTCATACAATATAATCGCTGGCCTTCTACAATAAATTCATACTCACCATTAGGGGTATAGCCTACTAGATCTCCAGGATTGATTTTAAGCTTGTTTAAGGAGTCATTTCCGTATTTTAATATACCAACAAGCTCTCTTTCTTTATCTAACTTAAAATGATTATTATTCTTTATAGGTTTTACAAAACATCTGTCGTTAAAAGCTAACCATTTTTTATTATTTTTATATAAATAAATTTGATCGATGTTGCAAAAATACCGCCCCTCTTTAAAATAAGAAGAACTATTCTTGCTCTTTCCTTTCATGTCATAAAACCTCCTAAACACATTATGGTGAATTACTACTAAATCTCCCTCTTTAATTTCTGTTTTGAATGCTAAAGGAGTTGCTATCACAACCGCTACATTATTAACAGATTTAAAACTTTCTATTTTTGTATTCAGTAATAATTCTTTATTATCTACCGTAATGCTGTTTTCATATCTTTCGCCTAATGGCTTAACTATAAAGTTAAATATGCTTCTCATTATACTCTAAATCGTATTCAACAGAAATTGCCATGTTTGAATTAAATTTCTTCCATGGCATTATCTCATCATCCTTCTTTATATGAATATTATAAGAATTTTCTAATTCATTAAACAATATATGGGAAATCTCATGACCCCCATATACTGTTTGTCCTATAGAATAGTGCATTGCATCATTCTTATAATCTGAACCTATACTTATTTTTCTTATAACAGAACTCACAATTAGTCCTCGCTTAAATCGGTAGATCCACTTTCTTTTACAATTTCTGTATAAGAACCGTCTTGTAGGTTAATATTAATTGGCCCATATTCTGCCTCAATCTCAGCTTTAAAATCCTCAATGGATTTGTTTAAATCCGCTAATTGATGCAAGTAACCATGTTTTTGCGATTCCACAATACCGATATTAACCAATATAGCCTGTAAATCTTTTTGACCTGCATTAATTTTTTCTAATTGTTCTGCTGTAATTTTTTTAATTTCTGTTTCCATTTTATTTGATTTGATTGTTTATATATGTAATTACGTATTATAATTTATTTTAGTTTACTTTTTTAGCCAGTCCAAATTGCATAAGGTCTTTTTTATCAGCCTCGTTAAGATCTTGTTTTGCGCCTGTTCTAATATTAACATAATTAGCTGATCTATTACGGCTACTCATATTAGCGGTGCTGTCCGCTTTATATCCAGCATATAAATCCTCTTTAGTCTGAGATTTATTATTTCGATAATTATAATATGCCGGATTTGTTTTATTCTCCATTCCCGCAACAACTGATTTACGTATCACTTTCCCTCCACTTACAACTTGGTCCGGAGTATCCCCTTTACCTTTAACATACCTAGGCTCATAAGCATCTGCTTCTTGCGAGCCAGTTGTTTCATTTAGTGTTGTAGCGCCAAACTTTCCTTTATTATTACTAATTCCCTCTTTTATTGATTTTTGGCTTTTAGTATAGTTGCTTGTTTTTTCAATTTCTGTATTAGCAGCAGAACCACTATTTAAACTTGTAGGTAAACCCGCTCCTGTTTTAGGACCGTTACCTCTTCCTGGTGTTGGAGTATATGCCATATTATTTTTTCTTTTTAGCTTTTGCTTTTTCTTTCATTTGCATTTTTTTGCCTTCACCTTTTTCGTGTTTGGCCATTGCCGCTTTAGAACCGTATTTTTCACCAGTAGCTTTTTCTGTAACCATTTTTTTCATAATAATTATTCTTCAGTTTTGTTAATATTTTTTTTATCCGTATATAACGCCATCCATCTGTTAATTGTGTAGCCAATTGAAACAACTAACAACATTATTTTTAATATTGGCTCTATTGCAGTCATACTTACAACCATTGCGGTGCTGTTAAATAAATATATTTTTAAATCAGTATGCCCCATTAGAACGGCCTTTTGCTCTTTGAGTAATTGCGCAACCACACGCCATTGGTTTGTCGTTGTTTAAGATGATCCCGTCTTTCCCGGAACTTGATCCTTTACCTTTTGGCAAATGGTCAGTATTAAAAGGACCGCTCCATAAAGCGTTAGCTCCAACTCCTGAAGTTTTGGCTAGCTTGTCATGTGAGTCCATCGGGTGTGTTTTAATATTTAAGTTCATAATTATTGTATTTGTATATTGTTATTTAATTATACGCTTGTAGTCGCATTTGGATCTATAGGCAAAGCCGCTGGATCAATTGCGGTTGTTGCAGGCGGCGCAGGTTCTACCCCACTGACTGCTTGTATTGTCGCTTGGTTGCTCATAGCTGTAGGGCTTATAGGAGTCGGGGTTAATTGGTTAGATGTTTCCATAATTGGGAGTGGTGTTGATGGTGGCATTGGTGTTTGTATTTGGGTTGTTGATGGTGGCATTGAAGCTAGCCTAGAGGGACTCGGCATCATCGGCGTTTGCGCCGGGTTAATTGGACGCTGTAGGCTATTTTGCATCGTAGCATTAAAGTGGCTTTTAAGCGAGGCTGCAGTCTGTAAACTTTCATTTTTAAAAGCATTTGCCTGTTTAATTCTTTCAATAAATCCAATAGGTCTTGTTTTGGTAGCATTACCAAATGGAGACATAACCCTATTAAATGCCCGTGCTCTTGCGGCAACTTTTGCTGCTTGACGAGTTTGAAAAGCATTTTGCACAGCTCCGCGAATAGCCCCTACAGTTCCGCCTCTCCCAAAGAAGTTATTGTTTCCACGACTAGAACGACCGTTAAAGTTGTTCAGACCTCCCATTATCCCGGCTGTTACAAATGACATATTACTTATTTTTTAATTATTCTTATTAACATTCTCTATTGCTTTTTTCAATACTATATCGCTATAGGTTTTACCTTTCATTATAGGGTTTCTTTGTGTGCTAGTAGGTATTTCTTCGATACCGAGCATTATACGGTACATTCTACTAATTAATTGTTTGCACTTAAAAGAAACTTTATATATATGGTATTTTTGCGTTGTGTGATTTCTAGGTCTCCAAACAACTATCCATCCTTCTTTTAATAAGGAGTTCCATCGTCTATTATCCCAACTATATGAATATGTACCTATTTTAAAATCTTGTTTTGTAAATAAGTCTAAGCAGTCAAAGTATATAAGCAATTCTAAATCGGCATCACTTAACTGATTTGTTTTGCATGCCCATTTGCGTATTATTCTATAATTTTTTAACAAGTTAAGTTCTTTTATGTCCTTAGCTTCAAACCGTTTCATAATACAACAACTATATCCTGCAATTTTATAACGGTATACTTATCCCCTTCAAATTCAATTCCGTGACCAGCGTGTTTGTCATAGTATATTTCATCTCCTTCAACAACCGCTTTTATATCGTTACTAACTGAGACTACAACTGCTTCTCTATATCTAATGTCCTCTTTATCTTTTTCAATTAAAATAAGACCTCCTTTTGTTTTATCTGTAACTACTTTTTTTGGTAGTATGATTATATTATTACCTATTGCTTTCATTTGCTCTCAAGTTATTGATTACACAATCGGTTGATAATATTGTAACAGCAACTGATGCTGCATTCTTTAATGCGGACTTAGTAACTAATAGCGGATCAATGATACCTGCTTCAATCATATTAACCGTTTTATTGGTTATAACATTTAAACCAAATCCTACGCGTCTATTTGTTGGTATTACATCAATCCCGGCATTTCTTAAAATAGTATAAAAAGGCGCAGTAATTGCATTTAATAATACAGTTTCGCCAATTGAATCTGAATTAATAATTTCTGAAGCGTCAAGCAAAGCAATACCGCCTCCAGGAATAATGCCTTCTTTTATTGCTGCTTTAGTTGCGCAAATTGCATCTTCAACTCTGTCTGCTTTTTCTTTTAACTCGATGTCGGAATTAGCTCCCACCTTTACAATAGCCACTTTGGCGCATAGTCTAGCAAGTCTCATCTCCAATCTAATAACTTCACCAGGTGCATTGTTGCCTAATAACTTTTCTTTTATTTCATTTATTAGTTTAACAACCTCTTCATTTGGACTCCCAACTTGTAATATAGTATCCCCGTCACTGGTTATACTTTTTAAACAATTACCAAGATACTCTGGCTGGATTAAATCCATATCATCCCCTAGATCCTCATTAATAACGGTTGCTCCGGTTAACAGAGCTAGGTCTGATAGCATGTCTTTCTTATTTACCCCGTAAGTTGGGGCGTTAATAACATTGACTTTAATATTTCCTTTAACCTTATTCATGGCTAAAGCCGCTATAACATTAGGTTCCATATCAGCAATAATTAATAAAGACTTATTTGTTTTTATAATGTATTCTAATATTGATTGTATTTGTCTAATATTTTCAACCGGAGATTCAATTATTAATACTTGTGGATTATCAAGTTCCGCGGTTTTTTTAGTTTGGTTTGTTACAAAATGTGAATTTACTAATCCTTTATCATATTGTACACCGTCTAGTATTTCAATTTCTGTTTCAGCTAAAGCGGATGATTCCATCATAACAATTCCGGTTTCATCTACCGCTCTAAAAGCATCACCAATAATTTTACCCAGTATAGGATCATTGTTAGTTGATATAGTTGCAATCTGATTTATCATTTCGCCGGTAACAGGTACAGTTATAGACTCAAGATACTTAATAACGTTTTCAACAGCAGTTTCAATACCGTTTTTAAGTTCTCTAGAACTAACAGCGTCTTTAACTTCATAAGCCTCGGATAAAATAGCGTGAGCTAATACCGTCGCTGTAGTTGTTCCATCGCCTGCCTCTTTAACTGTTTTTCTAGCTGCTTCTTTTAAGAGCCTCGCTCCCATGTTTTCAATTGGGTCCAACAACACAATACTATCTGCTACTGTAACCCCATCTTTAGTAATAATAGGATTACCCATCCCATCTTCCAGCATTACACATTTACCACTTGCCCCTAATGTTGAACTAACAGCTTTAGTTAATTTTGTAATACCTTCAAAAACCTTGTTCTTGGCATCGTCACCAAAACTAAGGTTCTTAACAATTGCATCTGACATATTTATTTGATTTAATTTAATTTGATTATATTCCTATTATTACGCAGTATTAATATTTTTTAACTAAATGCTCTAAGTACGTTTATTTTATTATGGTATTTATAAACTATGAACCCTATTAGTATAACAAATAATAAAGCAGCTAGATGCATAATATAGTTCGCTTTTTTAACTATTTCTTTTTTCTTTACTATAGTTTCTGTTTTAACTGCTGTTTTTTGTGTTTTAGACGTGTTTAAATTAGTCTTTTTACTTTTTGAATGTATATTACTATTTGTTTGTTTTTTAATCGTTATAGTGACATTTTTATATACTTTGCCATCAACAATAAATTCTGCACAAGAATCAATTGGACGAATAATTATATCTTCTAAGATCGCCTCTTTTTTTACGTAACTACTATCTACAACTTTTATTGACAATGTATCTTTTATAACTGAAATGCTATCAGATTTAATGACTACTTTATCGGTAACTACTTTTCGGGAGGCGCATGATGATAACATAGTTATAAAAATAACTGCTAATACAGTAACTAGCCAAAATGCAATTACACCTTTATTTTTTTTAATCATTATGTTATCGTTAAAGTTATTTCTTTTGCTAACTGCATTTTCTTAAATAATCTATTAAAAGCAATTCTTGAATTACCTATGAAATCTTTACCCTTAGTCGTACCAGTTAATATGCATCCTTCAGTATCATGGTTAGTATTACCTGGATGAATGCGCACCCCCTCGAAATTAGGGACGTTTAACAACAAAGGTAATAACTTTTTAAATCTGTTTGATTTATTAATTATAACTTTGTATTTCCCTTTTGGTATTGCTGTTTCGCTTTTAATTTTTACTTCTCTTTCTTTGTCCTCTAAAGTAAAACACTCAAATACTCCGTCAATATATAGTTCACCTATCGTTGAATTTTCTGTTTTATACAATCTTTTAACTTCTATTTTCATTTTATTGTTTTAATTTTAGTATTATATCTGTAAATCCTTGAATTCCTACATAAGCTGTAGCTACTATAACCCAATCCGTCGATGTTACATTACCAATGAATAGCCCGCAGCAAGCTACAACAAATACCATTAATTTACGAGATATAATTTTATTTAATATTTTATCTAAGTTATTCATTTTTTTTATTTTTTATGTTTACCATGTTGCCAACGGCGTCCTTACCCAAGTATTTGTTGCAGTGCACACATATATAAATCCTGCGGTGATTCTTATATCTCCCAATGTACCTGCCGCGGTAGCGCTTGCAGGGGCTGTATTTAAAGCGGTTAATTTATATTGTGTTGATTTTGTAGGACCACCTACTATTAAACTATCCACAGCATTAGTTACTCCGCCATCTACTAAAGTCGTTCCGCGTAATATTGTTTCTACTACAGATGAATTACCTATTACAACTTGGTTATTTTTAGTAGTAACTGCGTTATAACCTATAGCAATACTATTTTGAGCATCAGCTTTCTGCAAAGTAAAACCGCCGGCGAATGCCCCAATAAAAGTATTTTGAAAACCTGTTGTAAGAAGTAATCCTGAACTATATCCTAAGGCTGAATTATTATTTGCTGCAGAAGAAAATAAAGATTGCCATCCAATAGCCGTATTATTATTTGCTGCACCATTAGAATAAGCCTCGTAACCTAAAACTGTATTAAAACTTGACGCGTAAGTATTTATAGGTGATAATGCTTTATGCCCAATTACTGTATTTTGATTTCCAGTTGATGTGGTTAACGTGTCAAATCCAATAGCTAAATTAAATGGAGAATTAGTTATACCTCTCCATATTTTAATTGTGTTTACTATAATGTTATCTGTAAAGTTTTTTAATCCTGAAAATTGTTGGTCATTTATAGTAACAACTCCTCTAGATGTCGTTGAAGCATCTGGTAAATTAAATGTATGTGTGCTCCCACTTGAATTTATAGCGAAGTCCGTTCCTGTTGTTCCTGTTGCAAAATTCTGAACTTGTGCTTGTAATCCATTTAAAGCAGTTAATCCAGC